CGGCCGATCAGGATATGCGTAAGCGCTGGGCCTTAAGCAGTGCGGTGGTTAAGAAGGCACTGACAACTGAGCGAGCGAACAATCGATTGATGATCACGGTAGTTGCGACTGGTAGTCCTATCGCATTGCGAGACTATCAAGCAAGACAGACCAAGAAGGGTGCAACCTATCGTGTGGTCAAGAGTGGTGGTCGCAATATCTACGTTCGACAAGGCATCACAGGGTTCATAAGCAATCGCTTTGGTGGCCATGTGTTTGTGCGCGTTGAGCCTGATCCACCTGGCCCAAGGAAGGGGCGCATCAAGAAGGTATATGGACCATCGATCACACAGTACTTCGCTTCTCGCATCATCCGGACGCGTATGGATGAGGCCGCGAACGAAGCTTGGCCAAAGCGTTTCGCCGAAGAGCTGAACTATCAATTCAATGTGCGCAAGTAAGCATCAGGTCAGCGCGCACCAACATAGTGCGCCCCGAAATTTTCTTGGGTCCTCCCTGGCGGTAGCAAGCGGGTGCCATTGGCGGCGCGGAATATCGCTAGCTCCAGGCCTCTATGGGTTGTTGTTTAGATGTCCGAGGTAGACGAACGGCTACTGATGCCCAAGGCCTTGACGGCTCGGGTGATCGGAATATCGGTGCAGGCTTTCAATAATTGGGGCATGCAACCTCACTCACGGCGTGGCCGTGAAGCGCTGTATTACCTGCCGGATGTTGTGGCCGAGCTCGTGCGGCGCCGCGCCCCCGGCGGCGGTGGCGAAGATGGATTAGTGCTCGATGTTGAGCGCGCGCGATTAGCAAAAGAACAAGCCGACAAAGTAGCGATGGAGAACGCAGTACGCCGCGGTGAGCTCTCCGACTTGAATGACATATCGAAAACATGGGGACAGGCGCTTGCGAACTTTCGGTCGCGGATGTTGGCATCGCCATCGAAGCTCGCACCACAAGCTAACCCCGACAATCCGAACATCGCACGCGATGTGATTGCGGCAGAACATGAACGAATCCTCACAGAGCTTGCTGCCTGTGACGTCTTCGCAGAGCCAGTCGAACGCACAACGAGCGTTCCGGGAACTGCAGACGATCATCCGACCACCGCCAAGGCTGACGATCAGCCAGTGGGCGGATCAGTTCCGGCAGCTAAGCGCAGAAAGCAGCGCAGAACCGGGCCAGTGGAGCACTGACCGAGTCTCGTATCTGCGCGGCATCATGGATGCCGTGACGGATCCGACGATCCGTGAAGTGTGGTTCATGAAGTCGGCGCAAGTCGGCTATACGTCGATGCTCGAAAATATCATTGGCTACTATGTGGACCAGGATCCATCGCCGATGTTGTTGGTACAACCGACGCTCGAGATCGGCGAAGCATTCAGCAAGGACCGTCTGGCGCCGATGGTGCGCGACACGCCAGTGCTGCGCGCAAAGATCGCTGATGCGAAGTCGCGCGACAGTGGCAACACGTTGCTGCACAAATCATTCGTCGGTGGTCACTTAACGATCGCAGGCGCGAACTCAGCATCGAGCCTCGCGTCTCGACCCATCCGCATCTTGTGCTTGGACGAGATCGATCGCTATCCAAAGTCGGCCGGCACTGAGGGCAGTTCGATAAACTTGGCGCGAAAGCGAACGACAGCATTTTGGAACCGTCGCATTATCGGCGGATCGACACCCACAGTGAAAGGCGCAAGTCAGATCGCAGACAGGTTCGACAACTCGGACCAGCGATACTTGTATGTTGAGTGTCCGCACTGCAAGCACTCACAGCGCCTTGTGTGGGCGCAAGTCAAGTGGACCGAAGACGATCCAGAGACGGCACGATATGCGTGCGAGTCTTGCGGCGTACTTTGGAATGACGGCGAGCGACATGCCGCAGTCCGCGAAGCTGGCCGAAAAAATAATTGGATTGCGTCGAAGCCTTTTAAGGGCATCGCCGGATTTCATATCAATGAGATTTATTCGCCATTCGTGAAACTCACGGAGATGGTGGCCTCGTTTCTCGAAGCTAAGAAGCTACCGGAAACGCTGCAGACTTTCGTCAACACGTCGCTTGCGGAAGTGTGGGAAGAGATAGGCACCACGATCGAGCCTGGTTCGCTGCTCGAGCGACGCGAACAATATGGCGTCGACACGATCCCGGAAGGCGCGTTGATGCTAACCGCCGGCGTCGACACGCAAGACGATCGCATCGAGGTGCAGGTCAATGGATGGGGTATCGACGAAGAAAACTGGATTGTCGCGCAGGAAGTATTCCGCGGTGACCCCGGTAAGCGCGAGCTATGGGATGAGGTAGACGAATACCTCAAGCGAAAATTCACCACTGAAGACGGCCGGCAGTTGCTGATTGAATCGGTTTGCGTCGACTCGGGCGGCCACCATACGAATGATGTGTATCAGTTCGTTGTCGGGCGAAAGGCTCGACGAGTGTGGGCGATCAAGGGTATGGGCGGACCAGGCAAGCTTGCTTGGCCAAAGAAAGCAACGCGAACCGCGAAGTCTCGCGCGATGGTGTTCATCATCGGCGTCGATACGATCAAGGGCGTGCTCTATGGGCGTCTAACGAAAGTACTAGAGCCAGGCTCGGGCTTCATACATTTTCCTGCAACGGCCGACGATGAATTTTGCAAGCAGCTTACCAGTGAGAAGTGCACAACCAAGTATGTGAAGGGAAGGCCGACGCTGGTGTGGGCACCACGCGAGAAGGGAATCAAGCAAGAAGTTCAAGACTGCTGGGTGTATGCCTATGCGGCCTTTGTAGGTCGCCGCGGTCCGGAATTGATTAAGCGATTGGCGCGACGACTATCGAGTCGCACTCCAGTTCGCACCATCGATCCGACCGCAATGCAGGCCGCCGAGCCAGAAAAGAACGTACCGACACAGAAACCGAATGAACCAACACCGCAGACAAAGCGGTCGGCATCTCCACCCCGCAGACGTGGATGGGTAAGAAACTGGTGACAAATGACCACGCCTGAAACAGTCCCGAGCGAATTGATCGCCGGCGACACATGGGCTTGGCTGCGTGATTATGCCGACTATTTGTCCAGCACTTGGACCGCAACCTTTTACGCACAGAATGGGAACAACTCATTCAGCATTGTGGCAACTGCAAGCGGAACGTCGCACAGCTTCGGAATGACTGCGGCGAATTCTGCAGACAAGGTGGCTGGAACGTATCGCTGGTTTGTCCGTGTCACCAATGGAACATCTGAATATACAGTCGAAGATGGGTGGTTGGATGTTAAGCCTAACCCTGCAGCAACCGGACTGCGCGATCATCGATCGTCTTCTCGTCAGACGCTTGATGCGGTGAATGCAACCCTACTAAATCGTGCAACAAGCGATCAACTAGCCATGACTATCAACGGGCGTTCGATCTCGCGCATTCCATTGCCTGAGCTGCGCGAATGGAGAACGCAATTGATGCAGGAAGTCAGAACGGAAGAGAGTGGTTCTAAAGCTGGAAATAGTCGAAATATAAAGGTGAGGTTTGCTCGTGGGTAGTGTTCGCCAATTTTTTTCAGCATTGATGGCCTCGCCATTCAAAAGGAAAATGCGGCAAACACCAAGGATTCAATCCAGAGCGTATGCAAGCGCTAAGCAGAATCGACTTACAGCCGACTGGTATTCGGGCAATACGAGTGCCGATAGCGAACTATCAACCAGCCTAACCAAGCTCCGCGCTCGTTGTCGTCAATTAGTTCGTGATGCTAGCTATGCCAAGCGCGCAAAAACGCTTGTCGTTAATAATGTGATTGGCTGGTCTGGTATTGGCATGCAAGCACAAGTGAAGTTTTCGAATGGCGTGTTGATGAAGCGCGTGAATGATGACATCGAAACTCAATGGGAAGACTGGTGCGAAGCATTGAACTGCCATATAGGTGGCCGATTACATTTCGCCAATTTTGAGCGCCTATTGCAGGGCGAGATGTTCGAAGCTGGCGACGTATTTGTGCGCCTACATTTCCAAGCAATTGGCGAATCTCGTGTGCCGCTATCACTTGAGTTGATAGAAGCAGAGCGATTAGCCGACGAGTGGATGTCGAGTTACATTGTTGTCGCGCCTGGTCATCAACTTCGACTTGGTGTGGAGGTAGATAAATACTTCAGGCCAGTCGCGTTCCACATCCGACAGAGTCACCCAAGCGAGATTCAGTTTGCGGGCACGAATCCCGAACAGATCGAGCGTGTGCCCGCCGATCAAATTATTCAATTGGGGCTCATTGATCGATGGCCACAAACGCGTGGCGAACCTTGGATGCATGCGTCAGCGCGGCGCTTCAATGACATGGATGGTTATAGCGAGGCGGAAATAGTTAGAGCGCGTTCACAGGCCAATATGTCCGGCGGCATTGAAACGCCAGAAGATTCTGATGCGTTCGGGGAATTGCAAGACGATGGATCTGTCGAGATGGAATCGGAAGCTGGTGTATTCAAGCGATTAAATCCTGGCGAAAAGCTTGTGATGCCATCGCCCACTGCGCCGAATCCCGCCTTCGATGCGTTCATGCGCAACTTGCTGCGCGAAGTGGCCGCGGGCACGGGTCCAAGTTATGAGTCGATATCTCGGGACTACTCGCAAAGCAACTATAGTTCGTCTCGCATGGGCATCCTTGAAGATCGAGATATGTATCGATCATTCCAATGGGGGTTCATTCGAGATTTCCGCCAACGATTGCACAAGATATGGATGCAGCAGGCGGTTCTATCTCGTGCGATAGAGTCAATCACTGTCGAACAATATGCGCTGGATGCGAGAAAATTTCAGGCCGTTAGATATAAGCCTCGCGGGTGGACATGGATCGATCCAACAACAGAGGTTGAGGCATACAAAATGGCCGTCGAGAGTGGATTCACGACAGTCTCCGATGTGATTGCTGCAACTTCTGGCGGTCAGGACTTCGAAGATGTGATGACGGCGCGTGAACAAGAATTGGAACTAATGGAAGAGAAAGGACTTGTATTTACGACTTCACCGGAAGTCTATGACAAGGAGGTTCCTGCGCCGCCACCGCGTAATAGTGAACCGCCGGATGATCCGGCCAATACATCAATCAACGAAACAGAAAACCCGCCACCTCGGCGGGTTTTTTCTTTTGGGAGCAAACGATGAACGAACCAACCCTCGACTATGACGAAGGTCAACGCGTCGGCACGATCAGCTTTCCAGGTGGCCACAAGTTGAAGGTTCGCAACGTTGATCGCGAGCAGGCGCAGACGTTTTTCAAAAAGCATAGTGCAGAATTCGCGCGCCGAGACTGCGTGCTGCAAACCAGCGCATGCATTGAGGTGCGCAATGTCTGAGGAAAATCGCAGCAGAGGCCTTTCGTTTTCTTCCGAGTATCCATACCAGCGCTGGTTTGGTACTGAAATTCTAGACCATACCTCAAAAAGCGTTCGTATGGATTTCATGAAAAGTGGCAGAGCACCGCTTCTCATGGGACACGATCAGGCAATGGTCATCGGTGTCGTCGAGTCCGCGCGCATCGACACCAAAGACAAAGTCGGCCGCGCATCAGTGCGCTTCGGGCGCGGTGATATGGCTAGCAATGCGCTACGCGATGTCGACGACAAAATATTGATGAACGTCTCTGTCGGTTACAAGGTGCACGAGCT